ACATCACTAGTAGGATGGTTAAACTAAATGGCAACGAATCCATATTTTAAACAAGGAGTTCGTTCTGAACAATCATTATATGAGGACATCATTATTGAAGGACTCAAAATGTATGGACAGGATGTATACTACCTTCCACGAGAGATAGTCAATAAAGATAATGTCTTTCTTGATGACGTTCCGTCACGTTTCGGTTCTTCTTACAAAGTGGAAATGTATATTGAGAACACCGAAGCGTTTGAAGGTGAGGGTGACCTATTTACTAAATTTGGTATTGAACTCAGAGACCAAGCAAACTTTATTGTATCCAGAAAGAGATGGAAGAATCTTGTAGGTTCTCGTCTTGCAGAAAAGAATTTCCGTCCTCGTGAAGGAGACCTAATCTATCTAACACTATCCGAATCTATATTTGAGATTCGTAGGGTAGAGACCGAAACTCCGTTCTATCAATTACAAAATCTTCCTACATTCCGTATGCAATGTGAATTGTTTGAATACAATGACGAAGACTTTGATACTGGTATTGACGCAATACAAAAGGTTGAAGTAGAGTCTGCATATCAAGTTGAACTGACTATGGATTCAGCGGCAGGATATGATGTTGGTGAAACTGTACATCAAGTATTTGGTGATTACACTATGAAAGGTGAAATTGTTGATTGGTCTGATTCAGATAAGGTTCTACAACTTGCCCACGTTGGTGCTTCTGACGGTAAGTTCCATACTTTTGGTACAGTAACTCAAGTTGTTGGTCAAACGTCTGGTGCGAAAGCAAGTCCAACGTTTGTACAAGAACTTCAGAAAATACAAGCGGACGCACAAAATACTATCTTTGATGACTTTGAATCAGACTTCTTAGACTTCTCTGAAAGTAATCCGTTCGGAGATATACAATAATGTTTGGTACTTGGTTTTATCACAAGAGAGTAAGAACTGCGGTATCCGTGTTTGGTTCTATGTTTAATAACTTGTATGTTCTAAGACAGAATAGTTCTGGTGAAACTATCTCTCAAGTAAAAGTTCCGTTGTCCTATGCACCTAAGAGAAACTTTATCTCTAGATTACAAGCAATGAATAATGGTGAAGACGCAGAACGTAGAGTCGCAATTAAGTTGCCTCGTATGTCGTTTGAAATTACGAATATGCAATATGATGCAACTAGACAATTACCTAAGAACAATAATGTTTCTGCAACAGTAAACGATAGCATTACTACCAGAAGAAAACTTTATACTGCAACACCATATACTATTTCATTTCAGTTAAATGTTTATGCAAAATCACAAGACGATGCATTACAAATCGTAGAACAAGTTTTACCTTATTTTGCACCACAATATACCTTGACAATCAAACCATTTTCTGATATACCTACATTGACCGAAGATGTCCCCATAACATTGTCTGGTGTGACATTCTCAGATGATTTTGAAGGTGCGGTAGAGCAACGTAGGACAATTATATATACTTTAGACTTTGAAATGAAGATTGCCTTATATGGCCCTGAATCTAATAAGAATATTATCCGTGAAGTTAATAATGACTTATTCTTACAAAATGCAGGACTTGAAGATAGTGATGTGTATATCAAAACCTTACAGATAACTCCTGACCCAACCTCTGTAAGTGCTGATAGTGATTACGGATTTATTGAAACTGATATAGATAGTGCATAATGACCGATAAGAATGACAAGAAGATAAAAGATGATTATGAGTATTCTCGTGAAACCTACTATGAAATATTAGAGAAAGGTAAAGAGAGTATGGAATTAATGATTGAAGTCGCAAGGGAAAGTGAACACCCTCGTGCGTTTGAAGTGTTGTCTACTATGATGAAAAACATGGCAGATGTTAATGATAAACTTATGGATTTGAATAAGAAAAACAAAGACATAAACAAAGAAGATGACCCCAAACAACTGGGTAATACTACAAACAATCTATTTGTGGGAACTACTACGGACTTACAGCGACTTATTAATAATGAAAAGAATGTAGTAATAGATGCCGAATCCGAATCAGAATGAATCCTACCTTGGCAATATTAATGTCAAGCGTGACGGAGTTCAACATAATTTTACCGAAGAGGAAATAAAAGAATACATCAAGTGTTCTAAAGACCCTGTACATTTCTGTAAAACGTATCTTAAAGTTATTTCTCTAGATGAGGGTTTAGTGCCCTTTACCCTATATCCTTATCAAGAAAAAATGTTTGAACACTTTAATAATAATAGATTCTCTATTGTTCTTGCGTGTCGTCAATCTGGTAAATCTATTAGTTCGGTAGGATATATTATTTGGTATGCTTGTTTTCATAGTGAGAAAACTATTGCTATACTTGCTAACAAGGGTGCGACTGCAAGAGAAATGTTAGCACGTGTTACTCTTATGTTAGAGAACTTACCATTCTTTTTACAGCCAGGCTGTAAAGCACTTAACAAAGGTTCTATTGAGTTTAGTAATAACAGTAGAATTATTGCAAGTGCAACCTCTGGTAGTTCTATTCGTGGTATGTCTGTTAACTTACTATTCCTTGACGAGTTTGCTTTTGTTGAACGTGCAAACGAGTTCTATACTTCTACCTATCCAGTTATCTCCGCAGGTAAAGATACCAAAGTTATTATTACTTCTACTGCGAACGGTATTGGTAATACGTTCCATAAGATATGGGAAGGTGCAGTTCAAAAGGTAAATGAGTTTATTCCTTTTACAGTTAATTGGTGGGACGTGCCAGGCAGAGACGAGAAATGGAAAACACAAACAATTGCGAATACGTCTCAATTACAGTTTGACCAAGAGTTTGGTAACACTTTTTATGGGACAGGTGATACCCTAATAAATGCCGAAACATTATTATCATTTAGAGCGTCTAACCCAAAAGAAGTTCTTGAGGGTGGCGACTTGTTAATATATGACCGTCCAAACAAAGACCACGATTATATCATGACTGTAGACGTATCAAAGGGAAGAGGTCAGGATTATTCTACCGCAACGGTAATCGACATTAGCGTAAGACCCTTTAAACAGGTTGCTGTCTATCGCAATAATACTATATCTCCAATACTCTTGCCTAATATTATATATAAGTACGCAAAACTCTATAATGAGGCATATGTCGTAATTGAATCTAATGACCAAGGAACTTTAGTTTGTAATGGATTGTATCAAGACTTAGAGTATGATAATCTTCATATGGAATCTGCAATTAAGGCAGACCGTATTGGTATTGAAGTAAATCGTAAAGTAAAAAGATTAGGTTGTTCTGCAATCAAAGATATCTTAGAGAATCAAAAACTACAGATTATTGATGAGAATACCATTATGGAAATATCTACCTTTGTCTCTAAAGGTCAATCATACGAAGCATCTGACGGTAATCATGACGATTTAATGATGAATCTAGTCTTATTTGGATACTTTGTATCGTCTCAATTCTTTGCAGATATGACTGATATCAATCTAAAAGAAATGATGTTTGCAAAGAAAATGAAAGAAATTGAGGACGATGTACCTCCAGTAGGGTTTATTGATGACGGTTTAGAGCAAGTTAGAGAGGAAGAAAACCAAAAATCTATGGGATGGCACACCTTTGAAGGTATGGACATAGGTGTAGAAGATTGGTAATGTATAAATAAAGGTATGTGAACATTACCGTATTATGAAAACTTATAATTAAACTAAAAGGAAAAAGTTATGGCTCTTTTTACACCCTCTGCTTCTCCAGCTGTAACAGTAAAAGAAATTGACCTGACGGGCGTAGTCCCTAATGTTCAGACTTCTACTGGTGCATTCGTGGGGAATTTCGGTTGGGGGCCTGTCGGAGTTGCGACACTAGTATCAGATGAATCTGGTCTAGTAAGTACCTTCTCAGCACCAACTGATGAAAATACGGTAGATTTCCACTCCGCCGCTTATTTTTTAAAATACTCAAACTCACTACTCGTTGTACGTGAGCAGGATAGTGATGGCGTTAATGCTGTTGCTAACCATTCATCCCTAGGTAGTTTGACTGCACAAGCAATCAACAACTTAGACGCATTTGAGAACTTATCTCTTGATAGTTCTGACGGTGCGTTTATTGCCAAATACCCAGGCACAATTGGTAACTCATTGAAAGTATCCGTTGTCGGAACTGACAGTGCAAGTGGTTCTTCATTGAACTTTGACAATTGGGCATATAAATCTGAATTTGATGCTGCCCCAGGCACATCTAAATTCGTATCTGACCTTGGTGGGTCTAATGACGAAATTCACGTTGTCGTAGTTGACGAAGACGGTGAAATTTCTGGTACTGCTGGAACAGTTCTAGAAACTTTCCCATTCTTGTCTGTTGCTAAAAACGCAAAAGCAAGTGACGGAACTTCAAACTACTATAAAGACGTTCTTAAGAATCGTTCTAATTGGGTATATTCTGGTGACTTCCATACTGGTGACTCAGATAGTCTGAGTGACTTTGTAGGTTCAAACTGGGGTAACAACGCAACAACATCTGGTGAGAACTTTGCGACTGGACAAAACTTCAGCGCAATTCAAAGCACTTGGTCATTTGCTTCTGGTGTGACCTCTTCTTCATTAGGAACTGACGATGTACTTCGTGGTTTCGATAAATTTGAAGATAAGGACAACATTGAAGTAGATTTCTTAATTGCTCCAGAATCTATTGCAGACGCAACTGCAACTACTGTCGTAAATGATTTAGTAGGTATTGCAGGCACAACTCGTAAAGATTGTGTTGCTGTCGCATCACCTTCACGTAATGCTGTAATTACTGTAGGCACCAATGCAGGTGTCCTAGCTTGTAATAACACTTACACGAAGTCTTCGTATCTAATACAGGATAACAACTACTTGAAAGTATTTGACAAGTATAATGACAAATACATCAAGATTCCTGCTAACTCCTCAACAGCTGGATTAATGGCAGCTACTGACTTAGTAGCAGCACCTTGGTTTTCTCCTGCTGGTTCTAGACGTGGTAGATATGTTGGTATTACTGACATCATTCTATCTCCGACTAAAGCAGAAAGAGATACACTATATAAGGCTGGTATCAACCCAATTGCAAACATTCCAGGCGAAGGCATTATGCTCTTCGGTGACAAAACTAACGAATCAAGACCTTCTGCATTTGACAGAATCAATGTTCGTAGATTGTTCCTTGGAATTGAAAGAGCAATTGCAATTGCAGGACGTAATGTAATGTTTGAATTCAATGACGAGTTTACTCGTGCCGAGTTCGTAAACATTGTAGAACCGTTCCTTCGTGAGATTCAAGGAAGACGTGGTATCACGGATTTCAGAGTCGTATGTGACGAAACGAACAATACACCTGCTGTAGTTGACCGTAATGAATTCATCGCATCTATCTTCATCAAACCTGCTCGTTCTATTAACTTCGTAACATTGAATTTTGTTGCAGTTAGAACTGGTGTTGAGTTTGAAGAAGTAGTTGGCACAGTATAAGGAGTAAGGAAAAATGGCAATATTAGGCGTAGACGACTTTAAGTCAAAACTCAGAGGGGGCGGTGCTCGTCCTAATCTGTTTAAAGCGACTGTCAACTTTCCAGGCTATGCAGGAGGGGACGTAGAACTTACTTCCTTCTTGTGTAAAACTGCTCAGTTGCCAGGCTCAATAATGAACTTTGTAGATGTACCTTTCCGTGGTCGTCAGTTAAAAGTAGCTGGTGACAGGACTTTTGAACCTTGGACTGTAACCATCATTAATGATACGGATTTCACAATCCGTGATTCTATGGAACGTTGGATGAACGGTATCAATGCACATAGTGCTAATACTGGTTTAACTAACCCTATTGATTATCAAGCAGACTTGATAGTTGAACAATTAGATAGAGATGGTGAAACTCTTAAAACTTATAACTTCCGTGGTTGTTTCCCAACTAACGTGGCACCAATCGATGTAAGTTATGAGACTGTAGACCAGATTGAAGAGTTTACAGTTGAGTTCCAGATTCAATATTGGGAATCTAACACAACTAGTTAATCTAGTTATATATAGAGAGGTAAGGGAATAATCCCTTGCCTCTTTATTATGAGGAACATAAATGGCAGAACAAGATAATAGTATTCTTAAACTATTTGGGTTTGAACTCAAGAGAGCGTCAGACCAAAAACCTAAAGAAAAAGAAAAACTTAAATCTATAGTTGCTCCTACCGATGATGACGGAGCAGGATACGTTACTGCGTCTGGTTCTCACTATGGTCAATACATTGACATGGAAGGGAGTCAAGCAAAAGACAATCAACAGTTAGTTTTAAAATATCGTGGTGTTGCGTCACACCCTGAAGTAGACGCTGCTATTGAAGATATCGTTAATGAATCTATTGTTGGTTCAGAAATGGATACTACTTGTGAACTTAATCTGGACAAAGTAGAAGCACCAGATAACATTAAAAAACAAATGATTGAAGAATTCAACAACGTTTATGGTATGTTGAAATTCACCGATTTAGGTCATGACATATTCCGTTCATTCTATGTTGATGGTCGTGTTTACCACCACCTCGTAGTTAATGAATCAAATCTTAAAGCAGGTATCCAAGAAATTAGAACGATTGATGCTGCTAAGATTCGTAAAGTAAAAGAAATAAAACATAAGAAAGACCCAGTAACAGGTGCAAAGATTGTTGAGAAGGTCTCAGAATTTTATATCTATCAAGAGAAAGCAGGAACTAATCAAGGCGTAAGACTTTCTCCAGATAGTGTTTCATATGTGTCTAGTGGACTATTAGACCCAAGTAAGAAACAAGTTGTGTCCTATTTACATAAGGCACTAAAACCAATCAACCAGTTAAGAATGATGGAAGACTCTTTGGTCATCTATCGTCTTGCTCGTGCCCCAGAACGTAGAATATTCTATATTGACGTAGGTAATATGCCACGTAATAAATCAGAATCATATATGCGTGATATTATGTCTCGTTATAGAAACAAGATTGTATATGATTCAAGTACTGGTAATCTAAAAGATGACCGTAAACATATGTCAATGTTGGAAGACTTCTGGTTACCTCGTAGAGAGGGTGGTAGAGGAACAGAGATTACTACTCTGCCAGGCGGTGAGAATCTTGGTCAGATTGACGATATTTTATACTTCCAGAAAAGATTGTATCGTTCATTGAACGTACCAGTCAATCGTCTGGAACAAGAAGCACAATTTACACTAGGTAGGTCAACAGAGATTTCTAGGGACGAAGTTAAGTTCCAGAAGTTTATTGACCGTCTACGTAGAAGATTCTCAATGTTGTTTACTGGTATTCTCAAGAAACAACTTATCCTTAAAGGTATTATTACTGAAGAGGATTGGGAAGATTGGAAGAATGCAATTACAGTAGACTTCCAACAAGATAACCACTTTACTGAACTAAAGAATGCAGAGATATTACAAAATAGACTGCAAACTTTAGACCAAATATCTCAGTATGTTGGTGAATATTTCTCACGTGAGTGGGCAATGAAAAACGTAATGATGATGTCTGACGAAGACATTGAAGAAATGAAACAACAAGTTGAGGGAGAAAACTCTGTCCCTGACGAAGATGAGGAAATGTAAATGAGTGAATTAGATAATCAAGAAGTTCAGACCGAAGAACCTAATGCGGTTGCAGAACTTATCAATCAGATTACTACAGGTGAACTTAACAAAGCGGAAGGTTCATTCCAAAGTATTGTCACCGATAAAATGGCAGACGCACTAGAAGCACAACGTATTGCAACTGCACAAGCAATTTTTAATGACGCTGACGAAGACCTTTTAGATGACCCTGTTGACGAGTTATCAGACGAAGAAGGTATAATCGGAGACGAAGAGGACAAGTTACCAGAAGTTGAAGATTTGGACATTGAAGACGAAGTTGTCGAAGACGAAGTTGAAGAAATGCCAGACCATGACGAAGTAGAATACGAAGAAGACTCAGAAGAAAACTAAGACATTGATTATATTAAATACAATGGCGAGGACAGGTTCGTATTTCGCCCACAATATTATTATGGACAACTTGGTTAAACAAGATGAATCTTGGAAACCTCTTGTGGATAATTGCTATATGCAGATGTATGGTCTAATGAATAATTTAGACACACCTGATTGTTATACGCATATTAAGAATCCTATAGAACCTTTTGCAGGATTATCTTTAGACCATTATGGTACGGAACATCCTTTTGGTTCTAACTATGAGGATATTAGTAAAGAATTAGAAACTAATAAGTTACCCTTTACCATTTCAAATATATGGAATGAAAAAGAGTATGCACACGTATCTAAGTTGAAAGATGAAGGGTGGGAAGTAATATCTTTATATCGTAAAGATAAGTTGAAATGGTTTATGTCAACCGCTCTTGCTGTTGGGATTAATGACGTAAATATGTTCCACGCACATAATAAAGAATCTGAAGATTATATAAGAAATAAAAGAAAGACATTGGTAGGAAACTTTGATAAGTTTGCTCACGATTTCTTTCCATCTTGGTATGATTCGTTGGTAAGATATAATAATAACTGCAACGAAACAACAGATAAGTGGATATCATACGAGGAGTTGGTGGAGGATAGTTACTCAATCGTCCGACTAAGTGATAAGTTAGACGATAGTTTAGACCCCTTAGAACGTCCAGTAGTGAGAAAAATACCACATCCAGTTGATAATATGTGGGATTATTTTGAAAAACCAGACGATTTTAAGGAAATATGGGATAGATTTTTTTAACATATACACTCCGTAAATTTTAATTTGTATAAATAATACTATGAAAACTTATAGACAAATACTAGAATCTATTCAAGAACGTAAGAAACTTGACCAAGGTGAACTGGTATACAATAAGAAGATTAAACGTATATCTGTAGAGATATACAAACAGAAGAAGGGAAACCTTCCTTTTGTGGCATATGTTGATGGCGATAAATTAGATGCCTTCAAATCACAAAAGGACGCAGAAAGGTCTGCACAAAAAGTTATAAAGGAATTAACCTAATGAAGTTAATTACAGAATTTACCGAAAACGATTCTCTCAAGTGTTTAATTGAGAAGAAAGAAAATGGTGATAAGAATTACATCATCGAAGGCGTTTTCGCACAAGCAGACAAAAAGAACAGAAATGGTCGTGTTTATCCTAAAGTAATTATGGAGAAGGCAGTTGCCAAATACGACAAAGAACAAGTAAAGAAAAACCGTGCCGTAGGAGAACTCAACCATCCTGAAGGGCCAACGGTTAATCTTGATAAAGTTTCGCATCTCATCAAAGAACTCAAATTTGAGGGAAATGATGTGGTCGGAAAGGCACAAATATTGGATACTCCGATGGGTAAGATTGTTAAAGGTCTCCTTGAGGGTGGTGTTCAACTAGGAGTGTCAACTCGTGGTATGGGTAGTCTTGAGCAAAAGAATGGCGCTATGTACGTCAAAGACGACTTTATTCTTAGTACTGTTGACATAGTACAAGACCCATCGGCACCAGAAGCATTTGTTAATGGTATAATGGAAGGTGTAGATTGGGTTTGGAATAACGGTGTTCTTAAACCTCAAGTAATTGAAGAAATGGAGACTGAAATTAAAACCGCTCCGAAACCTGTCTTGTATGAGACAAGTGTACGTGAGTTTAAAAATTTCCTCTCGTTAATTAAATCTAGCATGTAAGGAGTCGAAACATGACTGAAGAAGTAAAACAAGAGGTTGAACTCCACGATGAATCTGTTAACGATGAAATAGTGGAAGAAACTCTCGTAGACGAAAGTGCTGCTCCAATGCCTAAAGGGAAACCTGATGCAAATGCAACTGACGAAGAAGAGTCAATTGCGTCTGTAGATAAGGCAGCAAAAGCAGTAAAAAAATCTCCTGTTCCAAAAACTAAAGCAGGTATGATTAGTGCTATGACTGACAAAATGTTGAAAATGTCTAAAACAGAGATGAATAAACTTTATGCCAGTTACAATGAATCAGTAGATATGGAAGAAAATGACGAACTCGTGGAAACACAAGTTGATACTTCTGCTGAATTAGACGCACTAGTTGAGTCTGAAGCAACACTCAGTGATGAGTTTAAAGCTAAAACTGCAATACTTTTTGAAACTGCTGTAAAATCAAAACTATCAGAAGAAGTTGATAGACTTGAGAAACAGTACAAGGAAGAGTTAGATGAAGAAGTATCTTCAACTAAAGCTGAACTTGTGGAGAAAGTAGATAGCTACCTTAACTATGTAGTTGAAACTTGGATGGAAGAAAATCAAGTAGCAATCCAGAACGGTTTACGTACTGAAATTGCTGAGACTTTCATGGACAAAATGAAAGACCTATTCGTAGAGTCTTACATTGACGTTCCTGAGTCCAAAGTTGACCTAGTTGACGAACTTGCTGAATCAGTAGAAGAACTTGAGTCTAAACTCAACGCATCTACTCAGAAAGTTTTAGACACTACAGAGGAACTGGAAGTTTACAAACGTGAAACGATTGTTCGTGAAGCGTCAGGTGACCTTGCAGAAACTCAAGTTGAGAAATTAAAGTCACTCGTTGAAGATATTGATTTTGAAAGTGAAGAACAATTCGCTGAAAAAGTTAAGACAGTCAAAGAGTCATACTTTAAAAAACAAGTAATTGGAAGTGACGAAGTAGAAGAAATTGTAGAAGACGCAGACAGTACAACTGAAGTATCTTCTGTAATGGAACAATACCTCCAAACTATCCGTAAACAAACCCCTAAAAGATAAGGAAGTAAACAATGCAATCTTACGATAATTTGATTGAAAAGTGGGCTCCAGTTTTAAACGAAGAGTCTGCTGGCGAGATTAAGGATAATCATCGCCGTGCGGTAACTGCCGCTATCCTTGAGAACCAAGAAAAAGCAATCGCTGAAGAGCGTTCTGCTTCTGCTGGTTTCTTAAGTGAAAATGCTGCTTCACCTGTAAACAATACAGGTTCAGTAAATAACTTTGACCCAGTTTTAATTAGCTTGGTCAGACGTGCTATGCCTAACCTCATCGCTTATGATGTGTGTGGTGTACAACCTATGAACGGCCCAACAGGTCTAATCTTCGCAATGAAGTCACGCTACCAAGGTGGTTCAACTTCAAACCGTGAAGCATTATTCAACGAAGCTGAAACACAATTCTCTGGAGACAGTTCAGGAACTCATGATTCTGATAACGCTTCAGGTTGGAATGGTGTTGACAGTGAAGGTGCTCGTTTAACTGACTTAGCTGCTGGCGGAATGCCAACAGTTGACGCAGAAGCACTTGGTAGAACTGGTGGTTCATCTTTCAACGAAATGGGTTTCACCATTGAAAGACAAACTGTTACTGCTAAGAGTAGAGCGTTAAAAGCTGAGTACACACTAGAACTTGCTCAAGACCTTAAAGCAATCCACGGTCTTGACGCTGAAACAGAACTTGCTAACATTCTATCTACTGAAATCCTTGCTGAAATCAATAGAGAAGTTATCAGAACTGTAAACAGCCAAGCAAAAACTGGTGCTCAACAAGCTAACGTTACTGCAAAAGGTATATTCAACATGTCATCTGATGCAGATGGTCGTTGGTCTGCTGAGAAGTTCAAAGGTCTGGGTGTCCAGATTGACCGTGAAGCAAATGTTATTGCAAAAGAAACAAGACGTGGAAAAGGTAACGTAGTTATCTGTTCTTCAGACGTTGCTACTGCATTAGCTGCTGCTGGTACTTTGGATTATTCTCCTGCAATCAGCAACAACCTACAGGTTGACGATACTGGTAACACATTCGCAGGTGTATTAAACGGACGTATCCGTGTATACATCGACCCATATGCTAACACTGATTACATCACTGTTGGTTATAAAGGTCAAAATCCGTATGATAGTGGTGTATTCTACTGTCCATACGTACCATTGCAAATGGTTAAAGCAGTTGGTGAAGAAGATTTCCAACCACGTATTGGGTTTAAAACTCGTTACGGTATGGCTTCAAACCCATTCGTTGGTTCAACACCTTCTGACGGTCTTGCAACTGCAAAGACTAACCAGTACTACAGAATCTTTAAGGTTACAAATATCTTAACATAATCTGTATACTAAGAACAGGGTTAACCTGTCCTTTAAGGGTCTCTTCGGAGACCCTTTTTTTTATCCGAAGAAATCGTCTAGTGAGGGAGGAGTGGGTGTGTCGTAATTCAATAACAGAAGTTCTTTTCTATTATGTTCGTCTTCTCTATATTTCTTACCACTATGCATAGTGTAAGTTAAATCCCATATACGTTGTTCCCAACCTGTATATGCTTTTTGTAGAGTTTCATTAGAATTGTAGGTAATCATAATGAGATTCTTTGAGTTGTCAGTCACTTCGTGAAAATCTTTGTGGTCAAACGAATCGTGCATATCACCTTTATTACCATAGATAAATGATTTGATATCATAAGGTGGGTCTGCAAATACAAATGCCTCTGGGTTATCGTCAAACATTACACTATAGTCTTCATTGGTTATTTTCCAGTTCTTCATAAGGTGACCAAACTTAGGTAGTCTTGCAATCAATCTATGATTAAATAAATCTTTTACTGCGTCCTTACTAAACGAACCTGTAGTTTCTCCTAGACCAGAGAATGAACAACGGTTCATAATATAAAATTGCCACGCAATATCAAATTCATTCTTTGGGTTTGCAAGACCTTCACGCATAACGTGATAATAATCTAAGTGTGCTTGTAGAGGGTCAGAAGACTCGGATAGTTCTGTCTTGACAGAATGTAGTTTATCTGCGAGGTTCTGACCCTCCTTCTGTACAGTCAACCAAAAACAATACAAGTTATAATACTTGTCGTTGACCCATACAGGAACATTAGGAAACTTCTTAGAGAATGCGAATGCACACGAACCGCCACCAAGGAATGGTTCACGATATTCTTGAATAGAATCAATAGGCATATTCTCGTCACTGAATAAGAATTCAACTGCACGAGATTTACCGCCTGGGTATCTAAGAGGTGTCTTTAAGTCTTTCATTGTTGTATATATTACACGACTAGACAACAAAAGTCAAGGTAAAAATAAATTAAAAAAACTATTGACAAAAGTTGTTCTTGTTGTTATAATAAGAGTATAATTTAGAAAGGAGAACAAATTATGTTTACAAGTTGGAATAACACAAACGAAATGGGAGAAATGACCCACCTAGATTTCTGTAAAGAGAATCACTTAACTGACCCTATTGATATTAGGTGTTCTGCAAAAGGTGTTTGTCTTGATTGTGCAGGAAACGGTAAGGATTGTGACGATATCAACGAAGTTGGTTGGGACGATGCAATGGATTGTATTGCGTGTTGTGACGAAGGTCAGATTCCAGTAATGGACGATACTTGGTGGAAACTTTCTAAGAGAGAGTTGACTGACGCAGAAGTTGACGCAATAATCAACGAAGTAAAAAACTCTAACTAATTTAGTTAGACCTATTGACAAAAGTTGTTCTTGTTGTTATAATAAGAGTATAATTTAGAAAGGAGAAAATATGAAAATAAATTATTTAAGTGAAATGGATTCCGTAAGGTTTGTCCAAAGTGGTATTACCTATGAAGGTGTAATTGATAAAGTTGTTAACAATGACTTCCCTTTTATCGAAGGTAAATTCTATGAAGTAGATAACATTGGTCAAAGAGTTGATAACATAAGATTCAATACAACTATCTATGCACAAGACTTCAAAGGTTTACAAATGGAATGGTGGTATGAAGGACAAGGTGGAGACAACTCTGCAATAGGAGTTTCAGGTTCTTGGGAAAAAATTGCAGTATAGGGGTTGACAAATCCTGTTGTTGTTGTTATAATAAGAGTATGTTAAATAAGAAAGGAGAAAAAATGGAAACATTAAAATTAAGTGACTATCTATGTCCAGACTATGAAAGTGGTCTTTATAAGGGTATCCCTATGAAGTATAGGAAACACCCTAAAATTCAAGCAATCTTAATGACAAGATTGTTCACCGTGAGATACAGAGGAACAAGTAAAGTTGGTTATGATAGACCAAGAGATTTCATTCACAAGGATAAGGCAGATACCTTTGCAATCTATCCTTATGCGAACTATGACGAATGGGGAACTAAGGACGATTACCTTGGTCTTGAGAAACCTAAGTACGACCCTGTTATAAGAAACTATGAAGAACTTAGAGATTTCAGAATATTACACTTCAGAAAGACTAAAGAAGTCGCAGAGAAAATCGACTCATACGATTACGTGGTAGTGTAATGGAATATATTCAAGAAACTACAGATTGGGAAAGTAATATTCCCAATCATATCTATATTCTGAATCAGAAGAAAGAACTGGTTGGATATATAAAGGAAGGGACTACCGAAGAGATTTGGTTTAAGAGTCCTATGAAACAATTCTCCAAATCTAGGAGAACATTTAGAAAGGTGAAAATATGAAATATGAAGTAAATCTTACAGGTAAATCAAAGGACACTCTTGTCTTTGATACCGCAAAGGAAGCAGTAAAGTATGTATTAAAAGCTTTACATTGTGTTGGATTTACGGTTGACGGAAGAACTTTTGAAGAGAAGTTTGAGGAAATCGTATGGATTGGAAAAGGGAGAATTATAAATGCATAACTATAGTAGACTTATTGCAAACGCAATAAAAGCACAACAAAGGTGCAACTCTGATTGGGGTGAGAAGTATTGGGGACGAGTTATCTACCAACTCACCAAGAACGAAAGATTACAAAAAGAAAATAATTATAAATCTAATTATTCTACACATTAACTCTTATAAATAGTATCATATACTATAAGAGGTTAATATGCCAGTAGATAGCACCGTTCAAATAACAGACGA